ATAGTGGCGGCCAATTACAAATAAGTGCATTATTAAATAATCCCGCTGGTAATAAATCTTTAGATTGGGCACAAACATTATCATTAGCCGGAACAATTAAGTTTGGCTATAATTATTGTGAATCTACAAGCACTGACACTACATCACCGCCAACAATACTATCAGGAATTGGAAATTATCAACTTTCAAATCAATACGATGTGTACACTGGAACAAATCTTATTGGGCCGTTGTTTGTAAAACAAAGTCGTGGCGAATACGATGAAGGCAGATACATAGGTAATAATTTTACAATAAGTGCAAAAGAAATTAATGCATCAGAAATACAATTTAGAATGGTTTATGATGACGTATCTGCTGATTCTTTCCAGTATGTGCAAGGAACAATGCGTAGTTTTGTAAATCACTACCGTTCTAAAGGTACTTTTGCTTCCGAAAATGATATATACTTAAACGTGGAGGTTCCTGCTCCATATTATGAAAATATAACAACTTTTTAGGATAGTAAATGGCCATAGGTGATACAGTTACAGCAGACCGGTTTAATAACCTTCAGACACGTATCACAAGAATTTTAGGATTTGGTGGCGGAGACTTTGGTTATAAACAAGGTTATAGCGAATCAACAGGAAATTATGGACCAGCAGAAACTAGCTCACAAGTATCAACAGATCCTCTAAGTAATAGGAACATTGCAACGGCAGCTGATATAAATGAGCTATATATTGATTTGTTAAGAGCTCGAATCCATCAAATTGGTTTAGATAATAATGAAATAACTGACATTATTAAAAACACTCGCATAATAAAAGATAGTAATATTATTGCAGATGGAGAAAGTTTCTTTGTAGACAATGCTGGAATTGAAACAATTGACCCAGAAGGGTTTGCAAAAGGTTTTGCAGACTTTGAATTACTAATGGATAATATTGAAGTTGATAAATTTGTGTGTCATTCTACACAAGGTGTAGCAGAAACTGGTGAATTAATTAACACAGGACAACCTTCGATGTCTCAACGAACTGACGGCTGGAATACAAAGATTGAATTTGTTGTAAAGGCTGTATTTGACGATTTTGATCATCGACGTGCATTTTTTAACAGTGGCGGCGAAATACGAATGGAGGCAGATTTAGATCTGCCTGAAGGAGCAAAAGCTGCTGATTGGACTGATTTATTAAATGCAGCTGGTGTAGCCAAATTTGGATATGACGAAACGATAGGAACTGCACAAGGAATAGTTTATCCGATAGGTAATAACGACTTAGATCTACTAGATTATCAACTATTATTTTCTAAATCAAGCTCAGGAATTACACTTGGAGGAATTTATGCAGCAAACACTTTTACAATAAGTGCAAAACTACTTAGTGATAGAATTATAGAATTTAAATATGAGTTCGATGATGCAGATAGTTCAGGCGAAGATGATGATTTAGTTGTAGGTGATATGTCCGCAACAATTGGACATTTTAGAGCCAAGGGTGTTTTTGATGATCCTGCAGATAATATTTTTAATGTAGAAGTACCGCCACCAGTATACGAAATAGTTACTGAACTATATGAGGGAGTGTAAATGCCCACAACAATAAAAATTACTGCGGCTAATTATAATAGTTTGCAAGATCAAATATCTGCTATATTAACAACTAGCCTTGCTGGATCACCACAAACAGGCTGGGGACAAAGTAGTAATAGTGACACACACGAACCAACTGCTCCGCAATCAACATTAATTGCAGCACAGCAGTACGAAGATTTGTATATAGATGTTGTACGCTCACGAGTACACCAAATAGGCGCAGCAAATTTTACAATTGATGACTTTGTTACAGGTGACTATACAACAAACACTACTGATACAGATTTAGTAGAGCATCTTTATTATACTAATTTACAATCTCTTATTACTACTATAGAAACGGATAAATTTGTTGTTCATACTTCTCAAGTAGACGAAGTTGCCTATGCTGCTAATCAACGCACTACAGGATGGAATGTAAAAGTAGTACATGAATTTAGTCTAACTTGGACAAATGCCGAACACAGGCGACATTATTTTAATGCAGGCGGGTTAATCCGTTTATACACTGATCTAGCAGGTAATTCAACAGCAAAAGGCACAGACTGGGCAAATGCACTTGATTATGGAACATTAAATTTTAGTCACGATGAAACTTATACACTCGACGGCGCAAATAAAACAGTATCAAGTTCGTTAGGAAATTATAACGGTTTAACAGGCTCATACCAAATAATTTTATCTCGTAGTCCTGTAGCTTATACACCAAACATTTATACAGTTGAAGTAAAAGAAGTAAGTGATTCTCGTTTAGATTTTAGAATTACATATGACGATGTAAGTAACTCTGCACTAACGCCAGCTGATGCAAATGATGGATTTCCAGATGTTGATGAATTAGTTACAGGTACATTAACAAGCCAAGTCGAAGCTGTAAAACCCTGGGGTACAGTTACTATAGATGGCACAGTATATGATACAGTAAAAGTAAACGAACCTACTTATGCTGTAATAACAAATTTATCATCAGGTACTTGACACACTCTTAATTTTATGTTATAATAAGTTAAACTAGGAGTATTCTATGGACGAGCGATTATCACAAGCACTTGAGTTTTCAAACTATATTGCAACAATTAACAATCAAAAAAGAATGATTAAGGAAAATTATTTTCAGTCGTTATTATATTTTGTGCAAGGCGGTCAATTTACTATTACTAAAGAACTTATTACATTTGTAACGTTACTTGTTGAAAAGGGTAATATCGAAAATATTATTTTAGTTGATGACAATGATATACCGATCCAAATTAACGATCTTGAAATGTTTTTAGATGAGATACTTTCAAAATATTTTGAAACAGCAAATACATACCATCAAAAATATACCCAACTGGCAAAAAATAGAGATGTTGGATCTTTAGTAAACAATGACTAAAGGAGTAGTATTAATTGCAAATAATAACGGTGCTGTTGATTATGTCAAACAAGCAATATATTGCGCAAAACGCATAGAAAAATATCTAAAACTACCAGTGACACTGATAACAGATAGTCACGATTATGCAGTAGAAACATCAAATAATGTATTTGATAAAATAATTTCTACTGATTATAAAGTATCTAATAACAATAAAATATATTATGATGGCGCAATGGCGCATAAGATATTAATGTTTAAAAATCATAGCCGGACAGTCGCATACTATAATACTCCATACGACCAAACTATATTAATGGATACTGACTACCTAGTTTCTAGTAATATTCTTAATAACTGTTTCGATATGACATCTGACTTAATGATGTATAAAGATAGCTACGATATTTCTAATGTAAGAGATGTTAGTGAGTTTGAGTATATAAGTGATAAAAGTGTTGACTTTTATTGGGCCACCGTAGTGTACTTTGAAAAGTCTAAAAAGAACGACATCTACTTTAATCTTATTGATCATATAGAAGAAAATTGGAAATACTATCAAAACATGTATGACATAAATTCAACCCTATTTAGAAATGATTTTGCATTTAGTATTGCATTACATATTATGAACGGGTTTACTAGTAATAATCAAGTGTCTATACAGCTTCCGGGTAAACATTATTATACAATCGATAAAGACGTATTGTGGAGTGTTAAAGATAATAATATGACATTCTTAGTACATAAGAAAAAGTATGAAGGACAGTATACTTTATTGAGTACTACCGGATTAGATGTACACGTAATGAATAAATTTAGTTTAGAGAGAATTATTAATAATGAGTAAAGGATATGTTATTGTAGCACAAAATAATTTAGATTACAATTATAGAATTGCACCTAATCACGATCTTTTACCTCAATATGAAGGCATTTACGTTGACGTGTGGTATAAAGAGATGGACTATATAAAAGGTCAGCATATTTATAATAATGGATCTGTATATAAGGTTAATAAAACAAGTAAGACATTTACAAATTTTGAAGAATTAGATTTACAGTTAATTGTAAAGGATGTTAGACTAATTGATGATGAAAATACTCGATTAGATTTTCATCGTGCTCACACTAACGATTTAGTGTTATCAACTAATAAACTTTACACAGTTAAACAACAAGACAATAAAATTCCGTATGAATTAACTTCGATTTATAAAGGTATACATGTTGACGTTTACTATGATAATCTAGAGTATGTTACAGATCAACATGTGCTAAAAGATAATATCGTTTATAAAATGACATGTAATAGTAAAGATATAAACAAATCAACAGCTGAAATAATTGTGACAGACATAAAATTATATGAAGATGCAAATAAATCATTATGGTTTGAAGATGCAAAAGCAGGCGATAAAGTTTTATATTACAATTATTTATTTCAACTAGAACCTGTAGTATTTGATGATTATATAAAGCAAGCATGTTACTTAGCAGCAAGTCTACATAAATTTAATGCTAATGCAAAAATATCTGTAATAACTAACGACATAATACCAGAGGAATATACAAAGTTATTTGATCATATTATTCCTATACCATACGGCGATGCTGCTGCTAATTCTATATGGAAGGTAGAAAATCGTTGGAAAGTATATCATAGTACTCCGTATGACGAAACAGTAGTATTTGATACTGACATGTTTATACTACAGGATATTTCATCTTGGTGGGACTATTTTAGCAATTATGAATTATATTTTACTACCCAGGTAAAAACATATAGAGATAAATTAGTTACTAGCGATGCGTACCGTAAAACATTTGTGGCTAATAATTTACCTAATATATATACAGGTATGTACTATTTTAAAAAATGCAAACTAGCAGATGATTTCTTTGATATGCTAGAGCTAATATGCAAGGATTGGGAAATATTTTATGAGAAATTTCTACCAAAAGACACTCCGTTTAATCTAAGCATTGATGTAGCATCAGCACTAGCAATCATGATATTAGGTATAGAAGATAAAGTTACAAATAAACAAAATACTGAAATTACTTTTATTCATATGAAACCTAAGATACAAGAATGGAGACGTTATTATGACTCGTGGCAAGCGTCATTAGGTGTATACTTTGACCAAAATATAGAATTGAAATTAGGCAATCACCGGCAGTCTGGAATTTTACACTACACTGAGTCTAATTTTCTTGACAATATTGAAATAGAAAGTATTCTAAATGTCTGATCTTATAAACGTTCTTAAACGTATAAACAAAAAAATAGAATCGTCGTCTGACAGTTATGTATACTATGACGAGTTAACTGGTATGATTAAAAAAATTTCCAATATTAGTGAAATTAATGATTACGGTATATTAAGAGTTAATCATGAACAAGTTAAAGATATTATTAAAGGTCGATACAAATATAGTGATTTTCTAGTTACATACGATAACTCTCAAAGAATTAATGTACTGAAACGTAGAGATCTTAAAAACAACTCTCGTGAAATAAGAGATAGAATATATAAAATTAAACAAGTATATAATGATTACTACCATAAAGAAATATATAAAGGCATACATGTTGATGTATGGTATAAAGATCTTGAACATCTTAAAGGTCAACATGTCTGGCATGATAATGTTGTGTATAAGGCGAAAGATGTAATACCATCAAACACAAAATTTAATGCTAACCATTATGAAAAAATTTTAAGAGATGTAGTTCTTTATAAAGATGTAAATATAAACTTACCGTTTAAGCCACTAACAGCTATTGGACAGTCATTTTTAAATAATAATTATCTTTATCAGTATTCTCAAGGAATTGATATTGAGGACTTAACAATTAAAAGAGATTTAACTACGAACTGTTGGAGTTTTATAACTTCACTTGCAGTACAAGACGACATAAGTTTTAGAAATTTAGAAAGTATCAGAAATACAAGTTTGTCTATTTTTGTTACAGCCTTAAATGATCCTAATATCTTATACAGACATTTTCTAATTCCAGTAAATGATTTACTCAGAGATAGTAGCATACATATATCTTTCAAATACGATTGGGAAAGCACCGATAAGCAAGTAAGTATATATACAAATAAGTTCTTTAACACTTATGTCTATAGGGTAATTAAATGAACAAAAAGTTTAGAATAACTGACTATGATATTATATACTTGTCATACGACGAGCCAAATGCAGAAAAAAATTATGCAGATTTATGCTTAAAAGTACCATGGGCTAAACGTGTACACGGAGTAGAAGGCTCAGACGCTGCCCATAAGGCCTGTGCAGAACTAAGCGAAACTGATCGGTTTATTACAATCGACGGTGATAATATTATAGATGAACGATTTCTTAATCAAGAAATAAATTTTGACGAACATGCTAACTTGTCTACTAGTGTAATTAGTTGGACTGCTAAAAATACAATTAATGGATTAACATACGGCAACGGTGGAATTAAATGCTGGCCAAAAAACTATGTTCTTAACATGCGTACACATGAAAATGCAGATCCAAATAACGCCCATGCACAGGTTGATTTTTGTTGGGATATTAAATATATACAAATGAACGGAACCTACAGCGAAATAATGAATAACGCTACTCCACATCAAGCATGGCGTGCTGGATTTCGTGAAGGTGTAAAGATGACACTAGACCAAGGCATTGGGGTAACAAAAGAACAGTTACTTAAAGGTCATTGGAAAAATTTGCATCGATTATATATTTGGTTAATGGTTGGTGCAGATGTAGAAAACGGAAAATGGGCTATTTACGGTGCTAGAGAAGGACTGTACAAAACTATGTGTACAGACTGGAATTTTATCAATGTACGTGACTTTGAATATCTTAATAATTATTGGAATGAAATTGAACCTAAAGTATCAATGGCCGGACTAGAAGACTCTATTGAAGAATATGGTATTAAGCTTATTAAAGAACTTGAAATACCGATTGCAGAAAGTCCGTTAAGCGCACAACAAAGTGAGTTCTTTAAGACAGTGTACCAGAATCCTGCTCGTACTGCTAATCAACAATTTATTAACCAGGAATGTTAATGACAGATATACATACTTTTAAAAAAGAAAAATTAGATAAAGTAAGTTGTTCATTTTGTATAGCAAAATGGAAGCAAGTAACAATACATCTTCATAATGGACATACACATAGTTGTCACCATCCAGCGCCACACAAGATACCTATTGAAGAATTAAAAGATAACCCTAGCGCATTACATAATACTAATTTTAAAAAACAACAGCGTAAAAAGATGCTAGAAGGCGACCGCCCCAACGAATGTGATTATTGCTGGCGTGTGGAAGATTCCGGTAGCGATAGTTTAAGCGACAGAACATATAAATCAGCTGAGCCTTGGTCTCAGTCATACCTAGAAGATATTGTATCCAAGCCGTGGGACGATAATGTTAACCCGAGCTATCTTGAAGTCAGCTTTAGTAGTGTTTGTAATTTTAAATGCTCATATTGTTCTCCACAGGTTAGTAGTAAGTGGATGGAAGAAATACAACAACATGGCCCATATCCAACTTCAACTAAATTTAATAATTTAGATTATTTGCGTGAAACAAATTCGATGCCTATTCCAAATAGAGAACATAATCCTTATGTCGAAGCATTTTGGAAATGGTGGCCTGATGTTTCAAAGGACTTACATCACTTTAGAATTACCGGCGGCGAGCCATTACTTGCTAAAGATACTTTTAAAGTTTTAGATGATCTAATAGCAAATCCTAAGCCTAATCTAGAAGTGTCAATTAACAGTAATATGTGTATACCAGATGCAGTATTTAATAATTTTATTGAAAAAATTAAAATTATCTGTAACGAAGGTAAAGTAAAGAAGTTTAAAATATTTACAAGTGCCGAAGCACATGGAGCTCAGGCTGAATATATACGTCATGGTTTAAATTATAATCAATGGTTAGACAATATTCATCGGGTGTTAAGAGAAGTACCAAATTGTTCTTTTACATGTATGAGTACTTATAACTTTTTAAGTTTGTTTAGTTTTAAAGAGTTTAGCAAAGATATTCTTGATATAAAGCAAGAATACGGCGGACACGATGTAAGACTTCATCCTATGATTCTTGATGTTCCATTTTTGAGACATCCTCCACACCAAGCTATTTTCATTATGCCAGAAAAATTTAAAAAGTATGTATACGACCAAGTAACGTATGTACATGAAAATGTTGAAAATCCAACATGGTATGGTACTGCAAATAATAGATTTTATCAGTGGGAAGCAGATAAATTTAAAAGACTATATGAGATCATTACATATATAGATGAAACACATGAAACTAAACCACATGTTATAGAAAATCGATTAAACTTTATTAAGTTTGTTAATGAGCATGACAGAAGGCGCGG